AAAAGCTGCCATTTATTTACTATCCCCTAACACAACGGTTTTGCTCTCTAAATCTTCCAAGGTCTCTTCGGAAGTTAAATATCCTTTTTCTACCAAAAGACTCTCAACATCACTTTTTAGCATCGTCTCATCTATTGGCTCCTCCGACATGGTTATTTTATCTATCCAGAAGTTAGCCATAGCACTAATCTCAGCTTCTTTAGGCATTTTTCTAAACAGCATTGTCTGCTCATGCACTTCTTTTGTTTCGCTATCTGTAAATGCAGTTGGTATCTCATAGCCCCACGGAGTTTGCTTTCCAGTATGTAATTTATATTCTATTGCCATTATGTTATCTCCAACCAAATTCCATCTGGATTAAAAAATATTGTATGAGCTGAGGCATCATAGACAGAGCCAATCCTTCTAACACAATCTCCGGTTCCACTTGGTGCCAATTCTACTATAGCCCCCTCGGTACAACCCGCAAACAAGGGCGCACCATCATTAGTGATTGAGAAAGTATCCACTCTTATATACCCGTACTTCAAAAGCAGTACCGTAGCATCCGCTGCAACAACACTCAGCACCATTGCAAGTTCAGGTTTAGTTGTAGCCTCTGCATCAGCATCAGCCTTTTCCCACTTCCCATCCGCACTTGCAAGATAAACCAATTCACCTACTGCTGTATCCCCATATCCGGCAGTACCATCTTCAACAATGCCTGAATAACCAAGATTTGTGCCGATAACGGGGTCAAGTTTAATGCCAAGTTCACCAACCCCAAGAGTACCTCCAAGATCAGGTGTTGTATCCTCTGAGACATTATTAATCGAAACCGCCTGAACTTCTGCATCTATAACATGCTGATCGTCAGCAAGAACACCTGATAGACCAGTTACGCTTATCTCATCAGTGCCAGCATTCTCATGGGAAGTTTTATGTGCTTGTGGGGCATTACTACCGGTAGCATCTGCGCCAGATGCTACACCAAGTATAGTCAAGGCTTCAGCCGCTGTAAGATTCACAACGGCTCCTGCCGCTTTCTTACCAAGAAACTGTGATGCAGCAAGAGTGATTTGATTGTAAGTTCCAACTCCTGTGCCGACCATAACTTCATCAGCAGCAGTGTATTCAGAATCCTTAATATATTGAGGATGGTCATCATCACTTAAACCACCAAGACTGCCGTGATCACCGCCAGCAGCAGTTCTAGTAATATCGCTCTCTCTCCAATCAACATAATCATCACCCTCATCAGTTGTTACAATTCTTGCGTTTACGTCATTCGTGTAAGAGTCTTTACATTCAAATATCACTGATTCCATTGGTGCTATCTCTGGCCCAGGTAAGTTTCCAAGTAATAAGTTTCCTACTTCTGTGGTTGCCCCTTCTCTTGCATCTTTCTTTTTCTCATATACTGCTTGCCCCATAATAGCGATCATTGGGTTGTCTTTTTCAGTTGTTGCAAATATATGAACTAACATAAAATCTGCATCTCCTGTTTCTGTTTGTTGCCAAGTTGTCCCACCAGCAAATTCATTCCAGTTCGGTCTTGTTCCACTTATTAAAAATGAATACCCAGCGTTTGTATCTTTACGCCAATCTCCATCTGCTCCACTTCTCCAATAAACCGGAAGTCCTGTCGTTGAGGTAATTGCGTCTGGTGTTATTCCAATATCTTCATCTGCAATACTACCTGTATCTACTCCAAATTGTGCGTGGGCATTATTTGCACCAGATTGGTCAGCATCAATAGTATTCAAAGCTATTCCAATATACCATCTAAGCCCAACACTGAAGTGAAGATTAGCATGAGTATCGCCATCCATTGTAATGCCGTGTCGTTCTTCTCCAATATAAATACCTTCATTGTTAGTTGCATCCCAATAAACAATCGATACTAAAACCTTAGAAGTAATAATAACAAATTTTTGTGCAAATGTGGGATTGGCAGTGCTGGTAAGACTGCCTGCATCATAATAAATATAGTGGATTCCTTCTACCCCACTAATCTGATATGTCTCTGTGCTTGATTTAGTGTACTTTAAGCCATCTTGATAAAAAGAGAAACTGTCACCAACGGGAGCGATTGATAAAGTATAATCAGGAGTGCTATCACTCCAAGTAATAGCACTATCTGTTCTATTGGGGAATCCAGTTGGCTCATTCATCGCATCGAATTTATCGCCAACTTCTTGTAAGGCGGTTTCACCTTCTGTCCCAGTATAATAATTGCCAGAGTCAGCTATCGGCATATCAACTGCACTAACCTCGTCTGCTCCGGTTCCCCAGTTTATGTGAGAATCAAGAACCTTATCAGCGCCGATAGTTTGTGCCCCATCAGCCGCAGAGGTTACATCCCCAGAATGGTTTGGATGAGTATAATTATTAGCACTTTCTGCAATTCCATCAAGCTTAGTAATTTGAGTAGCAGTAGCAAGTCCCTTCTGAGAGCCAGTAGCAGACTGAATATCATCTGTACCATCAGTATGATTAGAAGCATGATTTTCGAGAACGTATTTATTGTAAAGTGTGTCAAAATAAGTTTTGAGAAATGCCTTAACCTGAGTCCACGTGGAAGTTACTAAAACATCTGAATTAGTGCTATCTCTATATAATGCCTTATCAGCATTTATAGGGGGATTCTTGGTTCCCACTGCGCCTAATGCTGTATCCGTCCCTTGGGTATGCAGGGCAGCTTTTTCAACATCTGTAACATAGTTATCATCTGCACCCATTACCGCAGCATACAATGTATCAAAGTAAATCTTTAAGAATGACTTAATATTCGTAAAAGTGCTTTTCTTTAACACATTAGTGTTTTCACTATCAATGATTGCTATTGAGTCGGCATTAACGGGAGTAGTCTTAGCATCTACGCCAACTATCGAAGATGCGATGTTTACCTCATCAGTTACGTCTGCTGCATTTTCAACATTTAAATCAGTTCTAACTTCAGCATACGACCGACCTTCAATAACTTTCTCGGCGGTAAACCTTGCAATATCGTTAGCCACCGGAGTTCCTGAAGTATCAACAGTTCCACTACCGATATTATCGTCTACATATTTTTTTGTGGCTGCATCTTGGTTAGCGGCAGGGTCTACTACGTTCGTTATTTTATGGGTATTCATTGAGAAATCAGCAGCGGATTTTCCAGATAAGTCTCCTAGAGTCTCGCTATATGATCTGCCTTCAATAGCCGTTGCGCTGGTGAATTTAGCAAAATCATCGTCAACAGGTGTCCCTGATGTCGTAACAGTTCCAGAGCCAGCTATGCCAGATAATAAATTGGATTTTGTAACACGTTTTAGAGTGCTTGTGCTTGAATCTAATATTGGAATAATATCATCATCAGCAGGGGCTTCCCCTAGAGGCGTTAATTCAGATACTTTTTTATCGTATATTGACATAGTTTACTCTAATATTAAATGACCTTCTACTTCAGTTAAAACATAATCCCCACATGAATCTCTTTGTGTCGAAAATGAGATTGTCCATCTACGCCATTCTCCAACAATATCTTTAAATATTATCATGTCTCTAAAGGTTACTCCACTAACAGGTTGCGTAAGGATCATATCGATAATGTCATCAGCATAATCTCTTATGACTTTAGTCCCCTTATGTCTTGGGCAATTTATCTCAACTGCAAGTACCCCATGGTATCTGTAACCAGGTATTGCGTGTTTAATTACTCCTCCAGGTTCTACAGTAGGAGCAATATACGATGTCCCTTTGATGGGAGTGTATGGCACACCATCCCAACTTATAGGTGTATCCGTCCAATTATCTTGGAGGTATGTTTCAATGTCCTCTCTCTCTGTATCTATACCTGCCATCTATATCCCATATTTAGAACGAACATAACTTCTTGTTTGTGCATAAGTTCTGTAGGGTTTTGAATTGCCACCCCAACCTTTGTATTCTACCTTCTCCGCCCATGGAATTGTATTCGATATTGTTATTGTATCTCCAAGTTTGATTTTATCTATAACGACCTTTTCCTGCCTTGCCTTCTCAACAGAACTAAAATCAGGGGCAGCTTTTTGACCCAAATTTGTATGCGTTATATCCGCGAGATTAATTCCAATTCTATGACTTTGGACGTATGACCCTTTTGACCTACCTGCATGGGTATTCATAGGCGTAGGCGAAAAAGCCAATAACTTTTCATAAACGTCAGACACCATCTCCTGTATACTTTCATCAATGCCTTCAGTCAGCTTTGTTATCTCTACTTGAAAATGTCCGCCTGTAGCCATTATTCCTTCCTTATCTGCATGTCATACATTGCACCTGCACCATCTATGGTAAAATCAATAATCTCATACTCAGTTACAACCCCATCTTCTTTTAGATAAAGTATGTCCTGTGTCTTCGGTGTTACATCCAAGTCCAGGGAAGCGAATATCAACCTTGAATCTTTAGATGTTATCTTTTCTCCATCTGTCTCTATATCCGTATATTTGCCTCTCGATCCATTTAGCTTGTAGAAATATCCATCAATCGATACGGTATTCCCTATAGCTTCGGAGACTATAACATTTTCTTGAAAAGTTATAATATGCTCTGCAACCGATACAGGAGTGAAATAATCATTGCTCGCTGACGCTGAAAATCCGGATATTTTAATACACCTGCCATCGTAAGCTATGCCTGACAAATCTGTGGTAACTGAGGTTATAGAATTAGATGCTACCGCTGCAATGTCTGCGCCTGTTATTGTGGTCAGAGCATTAGCCTCGGTATGGCCAGAAGTAGCCGGAGTATAAGTTATTGCCCCTATGCTTGAGTAATAGATAACAACATGCAGTTTCATGCCCTTTACAACTTTTATTGCATTCTGTGCTATCTTCTGCAAATCGGTTTTTAAGCTCATTTATCCCCTTTGGAGCAAACGAGGTTGCTGGCCTGCTAATTCTCCATAATCTCGAACCATAGCAAAAACAGACTGTGGGATTACACCCTTTCTGTCCCTTTTGTCCGTATAAATGTCAAGTCCTGGGAGAGTAAGCCTTTTGAATCCTTTTTCCCCCTTCTCTATGGACACATCATCAGCCAGAAGAAACATCCCAAATTCAGAGGTAGCCTCGGATAAAAAAGAAGGGATAGATCCTGAACTAACAGGGTATCCCTCGGTATTGTATATCAATGTCCTTGGCCACATTAAGGCTTGGGTACTTGATGCAATCATTCCATCCCAAGCTATATAATCATCAAGCAGCCTTGTTGCCCAAGCTAAAGCTATATTTTTATTAGCATCCGTTGCGTCTGTCCAATCTGTCTTGTGCAAACGAGATTCAAAAAAGGTTTCGGCATTAGCGAGGGTAACATATGAATTAGCGTTGGAAGCCCCTGGAGTAGCTATGATTGTGATGGTCATAAGCTACCGCCTTAACTGCGCTTCGATGTTTTTCTGCTAAATCCGCTTGAGCTTGAAGTCTTGCCTTTCCATGCATAAGGTTCCTCAGAGACAGGTACTTTCTTGTTCTCTTCGATAAGGACATGTTTATTTGGTCTATATTTCGACCTTGGTATAATCAAGGAACTATGGCATCTCTGGATTGTTACTGTATCTTCCATTGTATCGCCCTCTATTTAGTTTTAGTATTTCTTGGCCTGCCTACAGATGAATGAGAAGTTTTCCCAAATTTAGCCCAATCTGACGCAGACTTTGCATCATCTACAAAAGACTGTGGCACATCCTCAGCTTTATCAACAATTTTCTTTTTTGGTGCCCTTGGATCATATGCAGTATGGATTTTTGGGTTAAAGTCCCTCCTGCTAATTACCATAAAGATATCCCTCGGGAATCTCTTATCCACCACTTTCATAGTCTCTAATTTTGTCGCCATCTTTCTTCTCCTATGAAATAGGGTGGGCGGGAGAGGAAAAGAAAACCCACCCTATACTGGGGTTATGTTATGCGTAATTTCTTCTTGCTACAACAGCAAGATTAGGATCTATAGTTTTCGTACCGAATAGAACATCCAGTGTTACTTTAACACTTGCACTGGAATCATCGTATGCGAGTCTTGCCCTCATAGACAAATGAGTCCTTGGGTCTGTTACAACAGACATCCGAGCCCCAGCCTCATCCCCTATTTCAGGGAGTGGCGCAAGCGCAATAGCAATGGCATTCCGGTGGAACATAAGGTTATAGTAATACCTGTCTGCCCAATTAGTGGCGCTTATGGTTTCAAAAGTGACAACTGCATTGTCATCATATTCCTCTACTAATGCAGGGTAAATAGCAACTGCTGTATTGGCACCACCAGCTAAGGTTGCTAAGGCAGTTACGGAATATCTCTGTGTATTACCCGCGATAACAAAACTATCACCAGCGGTTAGTGTCTCAACTCCTGACAACCCATCTACACTAATGGTAGTTGACCTGATAGAATGAGTAGCGACAAGAGCCCCTGCAAGATCAGTAGTAGCAGAAATTACAGTTCCAGAAGTATGATCAGAAAGAGTTTGCTGTACAAAATGCTCTACTCCAAACCGTGTGCCAAGAGATCCATTAAACAATACATCTGCATTTTTATCTCCGCCTGTAACAGATGCATCATGGAACAGAGAAAGATTGAGAAACTTAGCTTCGAGATATGAGTCAATCCCAAAATGGACTAATTCTCTTTGATCGAGAACAGATCCTGCATTATCCCTAAGCACTTTTCTACAGTCAATAATATCAGCTGCGGTGGGAGTTGCTGCTATATCATAAGACCATGGGATATTAGCATATTCTGCGGTTAGTTGAGTTTCAATATAATTCGCCAGTGCATATACTGCGGGTTGAATGTGGTCGGTTATGATCTCAGGCCCGGTCTTGCTTAATTCCTGGTCAGTAAGCCCGAATCTCACCTGCCTCCAGTTATCAACTACGAGGTCTACGGTACTGGTATTTAGATCCAGCAATGTAGAAGTTCCACCAGCCTGTGTGGTGAAGGAACTAGGCTTTTTAATAGTCATCGTGTCGCCCCTGTTGAACGACTTTCTCTCTTCGTTGAATCCTCTATGAACTCTTGTAGCCATTCCGAGGGCATTTTCTAAAAGCTGAAGCCCTTCTTGTGCGTAGTATATCGGATCATAAGGATCAATATAATTTGCCATAATAAACTCCTAATTATTTTATTTTAAGGGGTAATCCTTTCTCGGCGGCTTTCTTTTTTGCGTTTCTGAACTTATCGACATCCTTTGCATCTTCTCTGGCTATCGTTAAAAATTCACCATCATCATTAAGTCCACCAAGATTTCCAATTCCGCCACTCCCCCCGGAAGAAGCAGTCAAAAGCAGATTCTTCCTAGGATCGTGTTCTATTATATATTCCATTGCCTCATCAAATTCGGCAGGTTCACCAAATCGTTCTTTGGATAGTATTACTTCCCCTTTAAGATACCCTATAACCTTGGCTTGTCCGTCCTTGTCTTCTATTTTAAAATTTTCTCCATAATATTTAGCTGCAACATCAGGGAACAAAGTCGTTTTCGGTTGTTCACCAGAGAAAAAGGGCGAATTATTGAACTTATCATCAATAATAAGTTTCCGTATCTTAGTCTCTTGATCCCCAAGCAGTACCTCTAAGTCACCCACCTTTTTAGTGAACTCATTGGTTATCGTAGCCTCTTTGTCGTCCGCTATCTTTTTCATGGAAGACTTCAGCTCTTCTACCTTACCTGCCTCCACAAGTTTCTGATCATCAATATTTTCCACGGTTTTCATAGCTGCTAAAGCCACGTCAACATCGGTAATCTTTTCAAACTTTGTCAGGTTCTCGGTAGCGTCCTTTAACTTTAGGCGATAATCCTTAGCTTCACCATTAAGAGAGGCGATTTTTGACATCGCGCCTGGTACATCAAAGGGTGCATCTTTCCCATCCTCAAACGTGTATACAGGTTTTCCATCCTGCAAAACTGCATTGCCTGCGTCATCTACTTTCAATTCTATCGGCATTTTTAACCTCCTGGTTATGTGACCTTTTAAGTTTCCACTTTTGTGCGTTTACTTGACCAAAACAAAAATTTATCTTATGGTAAAGGTATAAAATATAATAAGTCAAGAAATCACACACAAAAAAAATGAAAAAAGATATAAAAAAAATTGAAGAAAAGGCATTCCTCGATAATTATGCAGCTCATGATTGTGTACTCTCAAAAACATGCGAAAAGATAGGAGTAGACGAGGATAGAGTAAGAAGTTATTTAATGAGTGACCCTATTTTTAGGGAAGCATCTGACCAAATAAGGGCTGAGAATTTAAGGAAAATAAAAACAAAATTGATGGTAGCTGCCGAAACAGACTATTCTCTTCCGGTTGCTTTTAAAAAAATTGAGACCAACCCAAGCACTACAGAAGAAGTGACTATGCTAAATTTTCTAAGGAAATTTGCGGATCTTAATTGGGCTATTGCAGCAACAGCAAGAGAGGTGGGGGTTTCTCCGAATATCGTTAGGAAATGGAAAAATAAATACCCTGAGTTCAATATCGCAGTAATGGATATGAAAGAAAATGAAAAAGATTATGTGGAAAGCAGATTGATAAGCTTTATCGGGCAAGATAATCAACAGGGA